AATATCTTCGCCACACGTTTATTGCGGTTATCATCTGTGATGCGAATATTATGAACCTCGTCAATAATAATAAGCGTATTCGCGAAGAGTTTACGTAATTTTGATACGGAAAGGGTTTCGATTGCGAGGGTCTCCATATCGGCCGCTTTGGCAATATCCGCGGCTGATTTACGGCCTTTTTTCGGGACGGCTGCCGCCCCCGCCGCCGCGCTCGCCGCATTTTTCCGGCGAACCTCATGTATCCCGGCTTCGTCCTGTGAAATACCCACACTCGATGCATGCGTCCGTGCATAATTCGCGAACTCATTATATCCGAAAAAGGAATAATGAGACGAAATCAGCTGGCGGATTTGTTTAATGATTTTATCCCGCGTTAACCCCTTCATATTCATCGGATTGATTTCCTTGATAAACTTATTACCGGTACATGCGCGAATGTTCCAGACACCGGGTTCAATCTCTCGGAGTTCACGTTCATCAAAGAGTTGGAGGCGGAAATTCTCCTGAACATTCGGTGATGCAATGACGAAGATTTGCTGATTGATTCCCATTTGTTTCATATAATCACGCATCTCCTCGGCAACACTGATTGCCGAACACGTTTTGCCTGTACCGAGTCCGTGGTACAAAAGCAGGCTATTATAGGGCGTTTCGACAGAAAGGAAGTTTCGGACAAACTGCTGGTTGGGGGCGAGTTCAATCTGCGCATTACACAGAATCTCGGCCTCTTCTTCCACGCTTTTCGTGTTATCTACATCCATTTTGGTATCGAAAAACTCCTTTCGAAGGGCGATTTTGGTATTGAAATTGGGGTCATTTAAGGTGGGGTATAACCCGGGGGTGGCAGCGGCCGCCGCAGCAGCGGCATCACGGTCGTCTTCCGCGTCACTTCCTGGTAGTAATCCAATATCATGTAATGTCATCTCTCGTTCAAGCAATTCTTTTTTCAGTAATAACTTGTTGAACTCCTTACTAAATGGATTATTGAGTTCTTCTGGTTTAAGACGGCGGCGACCTTCTTCGAGGTCTTTCTTCATTCGTGCGATTGTATTTGGGTCGGCGGCGGCGGCGGCAGCGGCCTTTTTCGGCCGCGGTTTTATTTTTCGTGGCGCAGCGGCAGCGGCAGCACCAGCAGCGACTCCGAACTCAGCCGGTTCTTCCGGCATTACTGCCATTGCAGCCGATGCAACCGATGCAACCGATAGCTCCATTGGAATATTTTCATTCTCATTTTCTGGATTCTCCATGATTACTGATACTGATACTGATTCTTCAGCAATCCTTTATATAACACCGCGAAATAAAAAGGATTAAAATATACGGTAGCGGGACAATATGTTATTGATTTTACGAACAATCACGATTTTTTCTAAATTGTATGGTCGTATCGACTGAATGCACTCATCAAACGACATCCATTTCATGAGCCCGACCTCCATGATATCGTGCGCTTTTTTCGGTTTCTTATCTAGGTCGACCATCGCTAGAAAGTACTTCTGTTTATAACACTTCATATCCGACCCCATGAATATTTCTTCGAATGGCGCAATATTTTGGATGACATTTTCTGCGATAATATCGTATCCGGTCTCTTCCAGGCATTCTCTCAGCGCACATGGCAAGTCTTTCTCATTATAGTTACGCCGTCCTTTCGGAAACCCCCATTCGGTCTCCATCCACTTTGTCGTTGATTCGTCGATGAATTGCTGGAGGTTTTTTATACGCCCGTCCTTTGTTCGGATGCCACTCAATACCTGGCGGTACTTTTCAAAGGACACGTGTTCTTCGTTTTTATATTGACTTCCGCGAGTGTAATCTCCCCATAAAAGACGCCACAACTGGTCAAATGTAAGACGCATGAGGTTGGATTTTTCGGTGACGGTCATTTCATCGATGATGCGCTGGATATAGGCTTCGTCGTTTAATGAATACTTGCCACGGATAAAATCTACGAACCCGAATGAGTCGCGGCGGCGTATCATAAGGAACTCTGGGCCGGATTCACCACACCGAAATGCGATGACACCAATACTCGTAATCGGTGCGCGGCAGTTATTGTA